ATTATTATCTTATTCCAAGACTTAAATGGAAAAAAATAACGTATATTAAAAAGAAGAAAAAAGAGGCTGAAGAAGAGGAAAATTTACAACTTATAGCTAACAACAAAAATATATCAAAACGAGAGTTACTGCAATATGTAGAATTAGCAAAGACGTTTGCTAAATAAATGTATGGCAATGGCAAGTATTGATAATTTAGCTCCAACAAAAAGTATGATCGACCTATCTAATCCGGATAAAGGTCACTTTGGCTTAGAGGATTATGAGTTAAGTTTTATTTTTGATGATATTTTATTAATTGAATATGTTGATGAAACTGAAGAGGGTGAGGTTCTCCGAAATGGTATTGTAGTTCCTACGAATGCTATTAATAAAGCATGGCGGAGAGGTAAAGTTATTCTTGCAGGTCCCGATGCCAAGTATGCAAAGGAAGAAGATATTGTAGTTTTTCCTAATAATATGGGTGTGACTATTACAGGTGTTCACGTCACAGGAAAAGGTAAAGTTAGAAAAGGCATTTTCTTAAACGAAGAAAGAATGTTCGGAATTTGCAAAAAGAGAAATGATAGTACAGAGAGCAACACTTGATTCTATTCTCTTGGATAATGTATGTGATGTTAGATTTGCCCGTAAGATAGTTAAACCTGGGCAAGCTCCAACCAGAAGGATGCTCTGTACAAAATCTTTATCATTGCTAAATTCCACCAATGGTAGAATTTCTTTAAATTATTTTCCCCCAAAGAACCCGCCACATTCTTATCTTGCCCCAGATAATTTAGCAGTAGCATGGGACATATTAATCCAAGACTATAGAAATATAAGCATGAATCAATGCAACTTAATAAGCCAGATCCCTGCAAATGAGGACTTTTGGACTTACTTTAATGAAAGTATATATCCTATGTCTTCACAACAAAAATTTAACTTTATGAATTCATGAATATTAATTTAGAGAGAGTTACTGATTTTTTAAAACCATTCTTATTAAGAGATATTATTATAAAAACAGACAAGAAGATTCTTAAAAAAGGTAAGCTTAAAATATTCCAAATAAAGCAATATTATATAAACCTAACGCTAGAATATAATGATACTTTAAAGTCTTATGATATACCTTATCCATTTAAAGTTGAAGATATTGAAAACTGCACGATTTTAAATTACCATTTAAGTTGTTTTATACCCAAAAAACAAGTTAATACAATTAAATTTTTAGATAGCTCCTCAAAGTCAAAACTATATAATAATCTAGTGTACATCTTGCCTTCTGAGGAAACGTAACTATAATTAATTGTGCATGTTGGCTTAATTAATAGCTTCCCGGATGGTTACAATCCAAATCCACAACAAGTAAAGCTCCTTAAAAATATTGACCAGGGATTTCAGGATGGGTATAAATTTGTTGTGTGTAATGCACCAACCGGTTCTGGAAAATCATTTGTATCTAAAACATTGGGCAATGTTGCTGATAAACCTACCCAAGAATTTAGAGATCTTATAACTCACTATTTAGCGTATAGGCGGTCACAAGGAGGCGGATATGCATATGAAGATGATTGTAATGATGAACAAGCGTTCGGATGCACGGCTTTAACTATTACTAAAGCCTTACAAGATCAATATAAAGATTTATTTGAAGATATACATGTATTAAAAGGTAAATCTAATTATCAATGTGCTGTAGACGACCGATTTACAGTTGAGCTAGCACCCTGCTTACATGTATCGAAGCTTAAGGAAGAGTGTTGGGCTAAAAAAATTTGCCCATATTATGAAAGTAGAAATAACGCCCTTACTTCTACTTTCAGTACTCTTAACTATAATATGTTCTTTTCTTTACCGGATCACTTAAAGAAAAGACAATACATTATTTGTGATGAGGCCTCACAATTAGAAGATCAATTAGTAAAAGAGTTTTCTTGTAACGTAAATTTTGAAGCACTTAAAAAATTAGAAGTAAAAATAAGACCCTTTTACACAAAAAGTAATGCTAATATAGTGCGGTGGATCAATACACTTATTTTAGATCTCAATGATCGAATAGAGTGCTTAAGGGATATTGTAAATAGTGCTCCTAAAGCTAAAAATAGACATATTATTGAAAAAAAGAACGAACTAATTACTTTACGTAATACCCACTCTAAATTATCTCTCATTCTAGATACATGGCACGAAAGTGAGTACATTTTTGAGAGAGATTCTAAAGGGATTACTTTTATGCCTCTAAAAGTAGACAAATTATCTGACCATCTTTTTAAACATGCTGATAAAATTATTTTAATGTCAGCGACTATTATAGATCCAAATAATTTTTGCAAGTCTTTAGGTATTAAAAAGTTTAAGTATGTTGAAGCAGAGTCCTCTTTTGACCCAAAAAATGCCCCTATTTACTGTAATACAAAAGTAAAGCTAAATTATCATACCATGAAGCGCAATCTACCTAAAGTAGTAGAGCAAGTTAAAGAAATTTGCAAGTTTCATAAAAATGATAAGGGTATAATACATACACATAACAACACTATAACAAAATTTTTATCACAAAATCTAACAGACGACCGCTTTTTAATTAGAGAACCCGGAATAAGAAACGAACTTCTTTTAGAGGAGCATTTAAAAAATAAAGAGCCAACTGTATTAATATCCCCTTCAATGTCCCACGGCGTTGATTTAAAAGATAAACTAGCACGTTTTCAAATAATAGTAAAAGCACCTTTTCTACCAACAAAAGATAAACGAATAGAGAGACTAATGAAAGACGATTCTCATTGGTATATAAATAAAATGCTTTGCTCTCTTATACAAGCATGTGGTAGAGGGATTCGTTCAAAAAAGGATCATTGTATAACTTATATATTAGATGGTACAATAGTGGAAAACATTATTAAGAACAAGCATAAGCTTCCAAAATATTTTGTTGAACGGTTTTCGTAATAAATATATATAAGTGAAGAATAGAGCTTACCATTTTGAGATTAAAAATCTTCTTACACAGTTTGTGGCTGCATTTGATGATGTAGTAATTAAAAGATTTAACAAAGATCGACAAGCCAAGCAGTTAGTAGAGGTTAGATATGTGTTTGCACCCAAGCAGCGGGTGATGTATGATATTATTAATAAGGCACAAAACATTACCCTACCTGTAGTTGCAGTAAACTTAGCAAGCGTAAGTAGAGATGAAAGTAGGGTTTTTAATAAATTGCAACATTCTGGCGTGCCGTCAACTACTGATGAAAATCCACCGGCGTATTCAAAATTCTTAATGCCTGTTCCTATTAATTTAGAAGTTAATATGTCTATTTTAGCAAGATACATGCAAGATATAGATCAAATTATTTCTAATTTTGTACCATATAACAACCCCTATATTATATTATCGTGGGAAGTTCCTAGTGATTTCGGGGCAAATTATACACAAGAAATACGAAGTGAAGTATTATGGAATGGTGAACTTACTTATGATACACCTACAGATACTACTTACAATGATCAATTTAGAGTTACAGTAGATACTTCCTTTACAATTAAAGGGTGGTTGTTTCCGGAGGAAAAAGATACATCAGGCCCAATTTATAAAATAGATAACAATTTTATAAATGTAAATCTAGCTAACAAAATTTATTCACCATATGACCCTCAAAATGAAGAGTTACAAGTAGAATATCTTACCTACGAGCAGCAAGGTTATGCAGCTCTATCTTCTTACAATAGTTCTATTACCGGTAACCTTAGCTACACGGAAACAGTTACAGTTTCTGGAATCCCTGAATTTACAAATATATTTTATTCCACAACTGGTACATTTGCTCCACTTAGAGGGTTAATTAATGTAAAGAAACACAATAACAATAGTTTTATTTTATATGGTAAACGGTTTGGCTTTAGTAATAGTTTTTATATTAGTTCAAATAACCCAGACCTATTCCCAGAAAGCACAACTTACGAACCTATTACTTCCGCCAAATCAGATACAATTTCCGGGTATAAACTTAGTAACAGTCTTTATAATATAGATGGTGATAACTTTGTAAGTATCTACCTACCCGCATCAACATTAAGCGCTAATGGCAAATTTGTTTTCATTACTAATAATAACGCTGGAACAGCAAGTTCTTTCCAGGCCAGTAGCTCTATCATTGCTCTAACATAAATATATAAACATATGCCAGGCTCCGGATCATCAACTTCTTCAGGTAAAAACCGTAATTATGTAACTAATGACGGTCGTGCATCAACTTTTGGAAGAAATTTAGTTCAATATATTCAAAACCGATTACCATACGCCGGCAACCCGGAAGATCAAACTCTAAACCCTAAGTATAAATTATTTGCAAAGGCAGGAATGAGAAGATCTGAAGCGCTAGCTAGGGCATCTGTTTCTTCTTCTAATCCTTATAATAATCTCCCTATAGGTGATTTCGGGAAAGATACTACGTTTCAAGATGTCATGTACGCAAATGTACAAGATGACAAGGCGGGTAGATTAAGGGACTACCGGATTATGGCTGCTTATTCTGAAGTAGCTGATGCACTGGATGAAATATGCGACGAAACTATTAATCCAGATGATACTGGGTTTATTGCTAAGTTGCAATTAAAAAATATTGATCTTACTGTAGACGATAAAAAAGTATTAGATGAAGAATTTGATAAGTATGTAACTTATTACGATCTCAGAAATAGAGGCTGGGAATATTTTAGACAATTACTGGTAGAGGGTGAAGTTTTCTTTGAGCTTATTATTCATGAAGGGTATGTGGAGGATGGTGTGTTAGGTGTTATTAATTTACCAGCCGAGATTATTGACCCGGTATATAACAATATACAAAACATGCTAGTTAAAGGGTATATCTATAGAAAGCCTATTTTTAGTCCATCCCAACCAAATAAAGTAGAAAAGATTGAATTCATACCAATGGATGCAAATCAAATTGTATATGTTAATTCAGGTGTTTATAATGATACTAAAAACTTTGTGGTACCTTTCTTAGAAAATGCTAGAAGACCTTATCGTCAATTATCTCTTATTGAAGATGCAATTGTTATTTATAGATTGGTGAGAGCACCTGAAAGGTTAGTATTTAATATCGATGTAGGTAACATGTCACCACCTAAAGCTGAGGCCTATTTAAAGAAACTTATCCAAAATTACTGGTCAAGAAAAACATTTGACTTAGATCAAAATGATGTGGTTAAAAAGTTTAATCCTCAATCAATGCTTGATGCATTTTGGTTTGCAAAACGATCAGGGCAAGAGGCTTCTGACGTTAAACAACTTGATGGTGGAACTAATTTAGGTGAGCTTGCTGACTTAATGTATTTTATTAAGAAGCTATACAGAGCTCTTAAAGTGCCTTCTGTTAGACTAGATCCTGAACAGTCTGTAGAGGCAGGTGGCACTTCTATTCTCAGAGAAGAATTAAAATTTGCTAGGTTTGTTATTAGACAGCAAGAAAGATTTGCATCTGGATTAAAACGAGGATTTATAACTCATCTTAAATTAAAAAAACTATTTGAAAAATTTGATTTAGTTGAAACTAATTTTGAGGTTGCATTTAACGTACCTACTAATTTTTTCGAATTAAGAGAAAGTCAACGACTAGAGTTAAAAACAACTTCATATAC